ATGGTGCGCGCTGCGGGACTCGAACCCGCAATTCCTCGTTTTTAAGATGAGTGACTTTACCGATTTGCCTAAGCGCGCGGAAATCCTTTTGTCTTTTAGCTACGATATCAAGAGCGTTTTTTATACTATCTTCTGTAGTAACGTCGCTCAGACGAGTGTATGACCATCGTTCATCATCTACAGCAGGACCCATAATCATTCGAAAATGTTCTCTGCAGATATACGCTGTGAAAGGATGTCGCATACCATAAGCTGCATCGTCATCAAATATAACCTCTTCGACTTTAGTATAAGCCGGTTCGCCACAAATGTTGCACTTTTCTTGTTCTGCTGCTAATGGAACTTGCGCCATGTTAGTCCTTTCATAATTTGGAGCATCTGGCAGGATTCGAACCCGCGCCCATCCGCTTAGAAGGCGGTGACTCTGTCCTACTGAGCTACAGATGCATAATTTTGTGAGGAAACCTTTGTTTACACTAAAGGGCCTTCTGAGCCCCAGCCGGTCCCCTAATTCGGCTCTTTCAGCATACGATGCCGATGTGCGTCAGTTCACTACCGCTGGTAGCCCTTTGAACTTAGAGAATTTCCTCAAAACCCGGAGAGCCTAAGGGAAGGTTCCGAGAAAAACTGGCGTGCCCGGGAAGATTCGAACTCCCGACCGGCCTCTTAGGAGGAGGCGGCTCTGTCCTACTGAGCTACGAGCACATAAAAATTGGAGCTGATGACAGGAATTGAACCCGCATTTCTGTCGTACGAAGGCAGTGTTCTAAGCCATTGAACTACATCAGCATTAAATTTGGTAGCGGAGGGAGGAGTTGAACCTCACCCTACGAGCTTATGAGACCCGCGTACGAACCACTCGTCACCGCCATAGAAACCCTTCGGAACTTCTTATTAGTCCCCGCTAGTAGGAGGACCCGGTTAATTTTCGGGTGAGGGTATGTGAGTCGCAATGCTCAGTGATCGTTTCCCCACCCCTGTTGGTGTGCCTAAGAGGATTCGAACCTCTGGCCTCAGCCTTCGCAAGACTGCGCTCTGTCCAACTGAGCTATAGGCACATATTCTTTTTACGGATCGATAAATTCTACTACAGTTCGGCCTGCGTGTCCATGGATTTCAACAAGTTCACGAATTGAATTATAAATCGCTGTTGACGCTTTATCAGATGTCCACCGAAGAACAGAAGTTCCATCGTTGAATACCACGCCTTGAGCAACAATACCGGTGCCGCTAATTCCAGAAAAATCTTCATTTCTGACTAGATTAAATCGTCTCATATTCTCTCCAAAGTTGGTACTCCATCCAGGACTCGAACCTGGGACCTCTGCGTTCGAAGCGCAGCGCTCTAAATCCACTGATGCTAATGGAGCATAAAATGTTCGGCTCACCTAAAGTGAGTTCGAAGCTCGGGTTTTTTTTCTCACACAAAGCGAAACAAAGGGTGCCCAGCTTTCGATAGTTTAGAACGGTCCAGTTCCGCCGCCGTCCTCTTTGTCACAGCCAAATTCTTTACGAAGAGCTTCAACAGCGCCTCCGGTCAAATCGTATGGTATCTTTTGCTGTGAATCTTCTACGTTAGTGTAACCTTTGTCTTCAATAAAATCAGCAATAGGATTATTTTGATCGTCTACCCAGCCAGAAGACTCATTGCCATCCCAACCAGTATGAGCTACTGTGCCTTTTGGACGACGTGAATCATGAAAATCTAATGGCAAAGCATTATCAAGTTTGATGTGAGCTTTCTTATCGGCGATTAATGCCATGAGTTTGTCAAGATCTGCAGCTGTGAGCTTCATATCATCGGCCGTAGTCTTATGACCACTAGCGACAAGGCCGCCAAGCTCCCAGATCTTAAATGACTTTATGTTTGGATGTTTACTCAAGCCATCTACAAATTCGTCAAGAAACTCTTTGTCTTTGAAGACCACAGTCCCCACGCTTCGTGTTCCATCAATCAAAGACGTCATGACAGCAATTCTGATTTCGTCACTCATTACAATTCTCCTGAATTGGCAGGCCCTGTAGGATTTGAACCCACGCTAACGAGGTTGGAGCTCGTCGTGCTACCGTTACACTAAGGACCCATCATCTAAGTACCTGGCGATAACGCCAAGCATTCGTTCCTGTGCTACCGGGTTTGTGCTGTGAACCAAAACGCGGCCGACTTCATGACCCGCGAGCTTCATCTCTACGATACGCATGAGGACGTCATAACCCGTGCACTCTCTTCCGTTGTCAACATAATCGCCAAGATCGTGATCTAGCGAGATGACTGACCATTTCCAGACTGCTAAGCATAGCGAAGCTTCCTGGTATGTCTTTACCCACGTCCATCCTTCAGGCGCTGGGCGAATATCGTCAAGCCATATCTTGAGTGGGATAGATTGATCCGTGCTCATTTCAGACTCTCGTTAAATTTGCGCATGTAGCGCATAAAAAGAATAGCTTTGTCCTCTGCTAGAAATGTTGCGTTACCAACGTCGCTAATAGGAACTGGAAAAATCTCATCGCGCTCGGTTGTATACCACAACGCGCCGTCACGATAATATGAGAGCCTAACAATACCTTCGCGGTCTCTAATTGCGCGTTTGATATCAATCATAAATTCTCCTAAAATTGGAGCCGGTAGCAGGATTTGAACCCGTGACTTCCTCGTGTTTAATATGGAGCTCCTACCCGGCTTCGATCCGGGGACTGATGAATACAAATCAACTGTTATTCCAACTTAACTACAGGAGCGTTGGTAGCGTTCTCGCATATTTTTTCTTCCATGGCCGCGATTTTTTGACTTCCATGTAGTAACTATGATTATCGTATTAGCTTCACTGGCTTTCATAACCTACTCCAAAATTGGCGGGCCCTGTAGGATTCGAACCCACGACACACGGCCTCAAAAACCGCTGTTCTACCGCTGAACTAAGGGCCTATATGTTATTCGTCTCTATACTTTAAGACGTAAGTGCTTGATACTACATATGCAAGAATTGCTTCTTGATCTTCGTAATGTTTAAGCGTTATGTTAATGATTGTTTCCATCTCATCATCAGTAGCAAGAACTCTTACGGGAATCATAAGCTCTTTAAAAAGTTCTCCTGTGGGGCTGACCCACTGACCTCTAGCTGGCATCAGAATAGTAAGTCCACCACTAATCTGCCTAACTTTCTCATCCCACACTTTGTGGAATCTGGTATTGATCTGCCCACCATCATTTCTGATAGTTGGAACGAGTATTTCCCACATCTTTTTCATTTAAGTATAGTATCCTATTGCGGACTAAATGTCAACGCAGAATTGGCGAGTACGAAGGGAATCGAACCCTCTCTAACTGATAGACAGTCAGTTATGCGACCACTACATCACGCACTCATAAAATGGCGGTTCGTACGGGAATTGAACCCGTGATCTTCCCGTGACAGGGGAAAGGTTTACCTCTAACCTAACGAACCGTAAAAGTTTGGCGCCCCAGGCCGGACTCTCACCAGCACCACCCCGCGTCCAGTGAAACAGAGTGCTCTGTAATTAAGCTACTAGGGCATTGATTGGCATCGGGTGATAGATTCGAGCTACCGCTTCTCTCTAAGCCGAGAGTGTACTAACATTATACTAACCCGATATGGTGACAAGGGACGGATTTGAACCACCGAAACGTCCTCGTTTGAATTAGGACTGCATAAAGCCTGCTTCCTTGCCGTAATTTGGTGTCGTGGGCTGGGTTCTCACCAGCGAATCTCCGTCTTCAATGACGGCGCATAAAACCTGCTTCCCCAACATAAACTTGGCCCCCCAGGATGGATTCGAACCACCGACCTCTGTCCCTCGAGTGGACAGCGCTCTTGCTCTATTAAGAGCTCACCTTCCGGTACCGCTGAGCTACCGGGGGATAAACTTATTGAACTCGTTACACTTGGCCTTACACTTATCATCAGGCCGGGTGTCGAATCCAGCAACATAGAAACAACGGATAAGTGGATTGTTCCTATGCGCTAATCTCATTAAGCATTCTATCATATTCTGATAGAATGTCAACAAAAAAGTCTCAACAACCTTAGTCATTGAGGGGCTGGCGATCTCTCGCTCAGCGGATTGGAGGGTGTGTGAGGAATCGAACCTCTTGCATACGGTGTAAAAGACCGTTTTGACGCCACGTCGCTCTCAGCTACACACCCGCGTATCCTGAATAATCAATCCCATTCAGCTCGCAGTCCGTAAATTTGTTCTTCAAGTTTCTACACAGCTCCGTTCTAGTATTCGCTCTATTATAGAGTTCGATACTTAAACTTTAATGCTGGAATGGAGGGTATTGGAGGAATCGAACCTCTTGCATCCACCTTAAGAGGGTGGTGCCAGCCCAGCTAACTTTCAGCTCAATACCCGTTAATCAAAATCGCTGACCTCGAATGAAGGACAGCCGAAATTTGAATTGCAACACTCTTTGCAGTTGACTTTACGCTTCACGCATTCCGCGTAGTAGCAGTCGCTGCGGATCTTTGATTCAACCAAAGTGTTGGGATCAGAAATAGACTTAGGCCATAGCCCAAGCTTCTCGTAATAGCCGTAAGGATACATCGCTTCACTCCACAGCTATATGATGACGAGCAAATGTCAACGAAATGGTGCTTGTGGATGGAATCGAACCGCCGACACGCGGATTTTCAGTCCGCTGCTCTACCAATGAGCTACACAAGCATTGTTTGGTTGTTCTTCGCGGATTCGAACCACGATCTCTCGGTTATCGGCCGAGCGTTCTAACCATTGAACTAAAGAACAATAATTGGTGCGGGTAGAGGGACTCGAACCCCCACGCTTTCGCGTCTGCTTCTAAAGCAGGTGCGTCTACCAATTTCACCATACCCGCATTATAGAAGTGCAGTGACTGATCGGTAGTTGGCGTCCCAACTGTTCTCTTTGCCATTTAGACAAACCGCGTCTTAACCTGCTCTAAAAGTGGAAGGACTATCAGGAATTGAACCTGAATAACCGAGGTTGCAGCTCGGTGCATGAGCCATTCTGCCATAGTCCCATTAAAAATAAGCGCCAACGGGTGTCGAACCCGTAAACCTCGTCGCGATGTCGAGGCCAGACCATCTTTTTTCGGCGGGGATCGAACCCGCTGTCTCGGTGCGACCCGAAACCAAGCCCACGCTCGTCAAGTACTTCTCTGAAGAACTTCTCGAGCAGCTCATCAGTCTTTCCTAGTGTCATGATGCTTTCGAAGGCATAAAATATTGGTACCCCCGGAGGGAATCGAACCCCCATCGTGCGCTAATCCGGCGCCTATCTCGTTTATAAAACGAGCGCTCTACCATTGAGCTACAAGGGTAAAAGAAACTTAAAGCTACTAGGGTTCTGTTTCGTTCCCGGCACCACCCGTTGGCCTACTAAAGTTCCGCTTCGCTATGGCGACCAACTTTCTGGCTCCGCGTCAGCTGGTGAAGCTGCGGCGGAACCAGATGCTGATTACCAATTTGTGGTGGAGACTAAGGGGGTTGAACCCTTGACCTACACACTGCCAGCGTGTTGCTCTCCCACTGAGCTAAGTCCCCGTTGTTGGTGTCCCATAGGAGGTTCGAACTCCTGTTACCGCCTTGAGAGGGCAGCGTCCTAAGCCACTAGACGAATGGGACGTGATTGGCGCGGGTACCCGGACTCGAACCGAGATGTCCTGCTTGGAAGGCAGGGACGTTATCCATTACGCTCATACCCGCGTTATTGGTGGAGTCTATCGGACTTGAACCGATCGCCTCCTGCGTGCAAAGCAGGCGCTCTCCCAGATGAGCTAAGACCCCGTTGTTGGTGCGCACTGAAGGAATTGAACCTTCGGCCTCTTGCGTGTCGAGCAAGCATTCTACCGCTGAACTAAGCGCGCATTGTTGGTGGTCGGTGAGGGGATCGAACCCCCGGCCTCTTCCGTGTAAAGGAAGCGTTCTTCCGCTGAACTAACCGACTATGAATTGGCTGGAGTGACAGGACTTGAACCTGCATATGACTGGTTAACAGCCAGCTCTCTTACCGAGTTGAGTACACTCCAATAAAAAAATGATGTTGCACAACGGAATCGAACCGTATACTGCATAGAACCGTTCCATGGTTAGTCCTATGGCTTAGTGTACCCGTGAGGTACCAGGCGAGGCGCGCGGCAGTCATCCAAGACTTCGCAACATTGATTGGAGATACCGACGGGAGTCGAACCCGCATTTTCCTGATTGAAAGTCAAGAGTCCTAGACCAGTTAGACGACGGTATCATGAAAAAAATTACTAAATATCTGAGTGATCACCATGGTCTGCTCTAACAAACCCGTGCTTAGGGTGGTGAGCATATACATGGCTATCGTTATGAACGATCTTGCTACCTTGCTTTCGTAAATGTCTGCGTGAGTGGATTTGAACCACTGGCCTCTCCCTTCCGAGGGGAGCACTCTTCCCAGGCTGAGCTACACACAGTTACTAGTACGTCCTCTACGCTAACCGATCGGTATCGCGTCTGAGTGACGAATCTTTTTATTTTCAGAGTCATTTTTGAAAGTAGCGAGAACTTCTTTGGCGAAGTTCTCGCTACCGTACTTCTTGATGGCTCGACGGATTAACTTTCCGGAACCCATGTACCCGTCATCTACATCATCGGTCTTATGGCAGCCGATATATCGCTTTCCATTGACTTTGTTTGTGATCATGTAGACTAGGTACTTCAAAACTACCCCGTTGGTACTCCGTATTCGCTCTATTTATAGAGTTCGATACTTAGTACCAACGGGTGCGATGTCCGGGCGACAGGATTTGAACCTGCGTGCCCCTCGTTCCAAACAAGGTCGGATACCAGACTCCCGACACACCCGGATAATATTGGCCATAGCATTTATTAGACTCACCGAGTTTTGTGAGTCACCTTGATCTCATGAGTACTATGACTCATAAGACCAGGAAGTTCTAGGTAACTTATAGTGGCGGTGAGTAGAGGATTTGAACCCCTGGAACCCTTGCGGGCTCGTCTGTTTTCGAAACAGATGCAATAAGCCAGACTCTGCCAACTCACCATGTATTTAGAGGCGGCGCAGTATCCTAACTCTTAGACGACAAGACGCATAGTGTCCCGACGGATTGAAGTCCGCGTCTCTGCACATTAGTGGCGGTTAGTAGAGGATTCGAACCTCTGGGACCTTTCAGTCCACTCGCTTTCCAGGCGAGCACAATCGACCGCTCTGTCAACTAACCGTTGTTGTGATGTACAGTATCCTTAACTCTTAGAAGACAAGACACAGTTGTGTCCAGGCGGATTGAAGTCCGCATCTCTGCACGTTGTTGGCGGAAGAAGTGGGATTCAAACCCACGGAACCTTTCGGTTCTCTCGCTTTCAAGGCGAGTGCATTAAGTCAGACTCTGCCATTCTTCCATATTACTTGTTGCGACCACACCAAGTTGGTGTCTGCGAATGGCAGTTAGGACAGAGCAACCGGAGGTTCTCTAGCCTATGATCAGTCGAGATACCGTTGACATGGTCTAGCTGTTTTCGAAAACCACTAAGTGGTGAATAGGGTAGGATTCGAACCTACTCAGCGCAAAGGCCACTGGTTTACAGCCAGCTTATCTCTCCTGGGAATGCCTATCCATTGAAGATCGGTTAGTCTGCCGCAGCTCGCGACTTTCCTAACCCGTTATTGGTTGCAGGGGCGGGATTCGAACACCGCGACCTCCTGGGTATGAACCAGACGAGCTGACCACTGCTCCACCCTGCCAAAATTTGGTGTGCGTTAGTTTAGTGTGGATCCGCACCCCCCACCATAATCGCTTGCTCTTCGCAAGCCGCTCGCATAGCGAGCAAATACCAGTCGCGGACGCAGTCGTTTGCTATCCCACTAGACTACTACACTATTGTGCAGCTAATCATATCGCCCGAATTTTACTCCCCCAGTCTATTAGGGTTTCATCCTCAGGGCCGCCCGTTCAGACTTTGTTTAAGGTGGCGTCTTGCAGCCTCGTTCCGCTACCACCTAATAAAAAACCCACCAATTACTTGGTGGGCCACCTAAGAGCTCGTATTTCTACTCTTGGTGACCTAAATTATTGCTACGCCTTCATCATTTCCACATGACGCAAACAGGGTCTTGGTAGACTCCGAATTCTGCCAATATGTGGCGGGACGTGAAAGCATATTCGATCTTTGTTTCTTCATGTTTAACATTCTATACTATATATCTTCAGTGTCAACAAAAACTTCACTAAAGATAAAACTTTTTTGGAAGATTAGATGATAACATCCAACTACAAGAGTTGAACAATTTATACCCACCGGATTGCGTGCGTCTCTACGTGGCGTCTAATCTTCCAATGTGTTTATACTATCAAAGTTGCTTGCTAATGTCAACATTAAAAAGCACTGGGTTAGCATTTTTTAGTCTATCAGACTGATCAGCAATGATCTTGTTCGTGTCCATCATAGATTTATACCAAGCATTGAAGAAGCCTGGGTATGAAAAGACTTTTTGATATCTCTTAGACCATTGAACGCCTGGATATTCATTAGTTACTCTATGCGCTACATGATCATACTCAGCTTTGCCATACGTATAGATTGGTTTTTCGTGGAGCACAGCTTCGATTCCTGTACCAGAATTGACTGTGAACATAGCTGCGCACTTGCTTAGCAACTCATGAATCGACGCATTGTCATACCACTCATCTTCAGCACGTCGATTAGAAACAAACACGTCTCTAAGTTCTACCATAGAACCTGGATTAACTGGGTGCCCTTTAACAATGACCGGTACATCAATGCTACGCCCGAATTTTAGAGCGTCTTTTAGAGCTTCAACTACAGATACTTTAGAGTGGTATTGAATCGTTTGGTCGTGAGGAATCTGACATGGAAAGAAAATAAATTGATCTGGTAAAACGAGATTACGTACTGGAGGTTGATCAAACTTGCTTACGTTTTTAACAATCAGCTCTTCTTTCATCTTGTTGAACAGAGCGATTGGGTTGTCATAATCTGGAGCTATTGGATAAACGCTGGCTCCACCACACCAGCCCTTCTTATCAATCTGAAACAGCCAAGGTAAGACCATCTGCATATAGTAATAGACAGCTACGTGAGGAGGTAACTCAAAGTTGTGGTCCTCACGATGAGGAACAAATACAACGTCGGGTTTGTAACTCATAGCAAACTCAGGAGTGATCTGCCATAGAGGCATCTCAACGCTATCATATTTAGTAACAGCATTTGATGTGCTCAAAAGGACTTCGCACATTTCAGCGAAGCGTTTCCAATGTTCTCTAATCGGAGGAATAGGACCGCGCTGCTCTGGTACAAAACCCTGCTTGAACGTGACGTCGAGCCTAGGCTTAAGGAATAAGACTCGCAATTGCTCCTCCTTTGATGATCGTTTCATATATACGCTCGTATTGAGCTTTAGCTTCTAAATACTGCGGGTTTTCGTATTTGCGCGGACCTTTACCAGTCCAGATCGTGGTGTCCTTTCGGAAATCCCAGTCAATGAATTCATCAGGAACTTGCTTGAAAATGATATCAGCGTTCTGCCACTTCTCATGAACAGACCAAAGAACATATTGGTCTATGAACCAACGAAGATTACTACGTCTCAACGTATCTGATACAGTTTCAAGAAACCGTCTTCCCTTGTCGCCAGCAGCGTACACACAACCAGCAGCCACCTTTGTACCAATATGTTCGATGCCAGTAGTTCCTGGGAGAGGATCGCGAGTAAAAAGAGAATAGTCAGCGTTTTCAAAGGCTGACCAATTAACAGGACTCATAATCAAACAATCAGCATCAATAATCATAACACGTTCTACGTGCTCCATAATCGCTGATGCTGTTATAAATCTATCGCATGAAAAATATGTTCTAGCATCGACTCCAGTTAAATCAGCAGTAGAAAAGCTAACAGTAACATATGGCATCGAGCGCTCAATAACTCCAGCTAGAAGAAAATCTTGAGCACCCTTATCTGCATTTACTACGTTGATATGCAAGTCAGTCTTATTTACTTGAGCGCTTGCCGCTAATATCGAAGCGTGTTCTCTAAAGTAGATTGAATCGCAAGAACAATATAGAACTGATGTCTTCCCCAGCAAGTCTTTCGCTACTTTTGGCATCTCAATTTTCATTATTCACCTCTTGTAACATCAAAGCCGTTTGCTGCTACATAACCTCTCTGTGATAGCTTTACAAAATCGATTACGTCATCTGGCTCGTACGTGTCAACAGTGTAACCGGCTTCTACAGCTTCGCGGTACTCTTTCATAAAGAGTTCGATCACGTCTTCTCTTCTATGGCGTCTTAAGTCTCCATCAAACCAATGATGTCGTCCTCTAGCTTCTAATCTCTCAAGAGCCATAGCTAAATGCGGCTGAGTTGACATATCTGTGTAATGTAAGATCTTAATGTCTTCAAGCTTATCGTTCTCACCATCGAAGTTGTTCCATTGGCGATCAAAGACTTGAACTAAATGCTCTTTAGCATTCAGAATACTGAACATCCTTTGATGAGCTTCAGGTAGCTTCTTCATTCTGTTGATCGGCATAATGAAACTTTTTGCTGCTGCACAGTCCCATTTAGCTACGCAAAAACGCCAGCCGCCTTTAGCCTGAACGATTTTTCCTGGCTTGAAAGGAGCGTTCCATAGCTCAGCTAAATCTCCTAGGATGATCATATCGCTATCCATATAGATCGCTTGACCTTCGAAGCCACAGACTTCGGGGATCGCCCATCGAAATCCGCTGAATGGAGTAGACCAAGTAGTTGTGTTCCACCCGCCCCATGGAGATTCTGGATCTTCGCTAATCTTCATCCAAGTAATATCAACTGGCAATGAACTGTTCTTTTTTGCTGTATATTCGAGAACAGCCATAGATTCAGCGTCTTCTCCGTTTGGAGAGCAACCGACGAATAGTTTGATTCTATCTTCCATTGTTCTCAGTATTGATAAAGAAAAGACCATTCTTCTGCATAAACGGTTTACGCATGTTACTACGGTTTTCTCGAATCTCTTTCGTAAAAGTCTCTGAAAATGTAAAGCCGTACTTAGCAAAAGTTTTTATCCAATATTCTTTTGGCTGCTCATTGACATGATGATGACTGCCGTGACCTGGAGGAGCAGCAGTAACAATTGCGTACTTACAACGAGCAAATGCTCGCATGTAGTTATCAACGTACTTCTCATCAACGTGTTCAAGAAATTCTACTGACCACGCTAGATCGAATTTAGAATCGCCAAGGTCGGCTGGACCTGTACAAAAATCATGGATTAATACTTTACTGTCTTTGAATTTGAGAGTAAAGTCACCATCAATACCAATAGCATCAAGGCCTCGGTGTTTAGCAATACGAACCATGTCTCCTGGTCCACAGCCGATATCAAGCATTGACTTGATTTGAAACATCTCTATCAAATAATAGAGAGTTCCACGATCTGTATGCACTTTGTTTAGATGACAGCCGAGATGATTAGGAAGAGTAGCGGCGTCCTTCGACGATGTGTTGTGGCTTTCGTCGGTATTTTCCAATTGCTTCATTGTACCATTCATCACTTTCTAATACACCGAGGAGAAACTGTTGTCGTACTTCCTCGTAATTTACATCACCCCGAGTCGTATGCAGAGAGAGAATTCTCCTTTCAAAGTTTTCTTCTCCAAGCTTCTCAATATCTGCAAGAAGCTCTTGCGATGACCCGTAATACTCGCGCCAATCGCTTTCTGAACGTTGACGTCTCTTCTTACCCTTCTGCTTCCTAATAGACCAGAAGTACTTACGACCTATGTATCGTCTGCCGTCGAGTTTGTTTGTAATTAAGTAGACAAAACCAGCAAACTTATCTGGACTGTCATACGGAACTCCGTTAAAAAGCCACGGGTTTTCGTACACTTAAAAATCTTCTATGTTCTCCTCACCAACACCATCGTCATAATAAATTTCTTCATCAAGCTCTTCTTCGGTGTCTAGGCTTTCACCACAAAATGGACAGAACTCTGCCTCATACTCTGCATCAAACCATTCAAGGTCGAACTCAGCTTCGCAGTTAGTGCACTTACTGGTAAGGATTGGATTACTCATCCTCTTATTTATCTGCCCAGACGTCAGACCAATCGCCCTGTGTAGCTCCACGGGCATAATCAGTTGCGCGATTTTCGAAAAAATTTGTATGAGTTGGCGCGTTGATCATTTCTTCGACCCAAGGAAGCGGGTTCTTCTTAACTTTGAATATCCCTCTAAGCCCCATAGAAATGAGTCTGCGATCTGCAATGTACCGGATGTATTGTTTAACTTCCTCAATGCGAAGTCCCTCTATCTTACCCATCTTAAATGCTAGATCAACAAAGTCATCTTCAAGCTTCACCATCTTTTCAGCGATGTCGTAGATCTGTTTCTTAGTTGAGTCATTCCAAACTTCTCTATTTTCTTCAATGTATGTTCTAAAGAGTTTGATCATTCCTTCGGCATGCATAGTTTCGTCTACGATAGACCAAGTTATGATCTGACCCATACCACGCATCTTACCATGGCGCGGGAAGTTTAAGAGCATAATGAACGAACTAAACAGAGCTAGACCTTCTGTGAATGCGCTAATTGCTGCGATTTTTACAGGCAAAACCGCGTTATTCTCTACCTTGTCAAGAAAATAATCATGCTTCTCTCTCATAGCATCGTATTCGAGGAACTCATTGTAGATACCTTCTGACATTCCAAGAGTCTCGATCAAATGACTATACGCAGCAATATGAAGAGCTTCTCTGGCAGCAAATCCCATCAACATCATTCGTACTTCTGGTTGTGGAAAGTTTGGAAGATAGTTCTTCACATATCCACCAGCAACGTCGATATCAGACTGAGTGAAGAATCTAAAGATCTGAGTTAAGAAGTATTTCTCTTCTACTGTAAGCCGATTCTTCCAATCTTTGATGTCTTCGATGAGTGGAACTTCAGTGTGAAGCCAATGAGACTGCTCGTGCTTAAGCCACGTATCGTAAGCCCATGGATAATTGAAGGGTTTGAATGAGTCTCTACTATCCTGTAATTTTGTCTTAACCAAAGTGTCTTCTCCAATATGACTGCCACAACGAGTGTCGGGCTATAGCTTTCAGGTCAACATTCGGCATCGGCTGAACATCAACGATATCTTGAGCTATTTTCAAAGGGAGTGTACGTCTAAGTACGTAGATCATCATGCGCTCCTTAGTCCACAAAAACGGACATTCTTCGATCGCTAGCTCTTCAATAGTTTGGTCTCTCATTCTCAACTACCTGTTCTTATCGAGTTATCCTTCACACGCCAAGCAGGTCTCTCCTGCTGCGACTTCAGCCATATCAATCTCTTTAATGATGTCACGTTCGATGCGACTAGCAATCTTGTCAGCCTTACCAATTTTTTCTGAACGACAATAATAGAGAGTCTTCATACCGAGCTTCCACGCCATGAAGTGGACAGCATGAAGATACTTGATGTTCGCGTTTGGTCTAAAGAACACGTTAACACTTTGCGACTGATCAATAAATTTTTGACGATCAGCGGCTAGATCAACAATCCATCTCTGATCAATCTCCATAGCAGTCTTGAACACGTCCTTCTCATCATCGGTTAAGAACTTCAAATGCTGGACTGAACCATCACTACTGATAATAGACGACCACACATCAGCATAGTTCAACTTCTCGTCGATGTTACAATAGCGCTTAATTACTACGTCTAAGAACTTGTTCTTGTTTAAGAATGATCCAGACAAAGTATCTTGGCGATATGCATTAGCTCTAAGTGGTTCGATGGACGGGCTAGTATTACCCATGATAATACTACTCGAAGCATTTGGCGCAATTGCCATAACATGGCTAAACCGAAGACCTACAGACTCTGCATCAGGAGCTGAACCTCTCTCTTCTCCAAGCTCTTTATTAGCTTTGTTAAGAGAAGTTCTGATATGCTTGAACATGACCATGTTGCGTGACTTAGCTAGCGCGCTCTCAAACGGAATATTATTCTTCTGAAAGTACGCATGAAGACCAAGAGCTCCGACACCAATGCTTCGCTCTTGTTCTGCAGAGTATTTCGCTCGAGCAATCTCGTTTGGAGCATTATCGATAAAGTATTGAAGAACATTATCTAGCATCTCAGCGATATCTTTAAGGAAGAGCTTGTTCTTGCTCCAATCATCATAATACTCAAGGTTTACTGAAGAAAGACAGCACACAGCAGTTCGGTCTTTAGAAGTAGGAAGAGTGATCTCACTACAGAGATTAGACTGATAAATCTTCAGTCCCTTATCCTTCAGCCAATCTGGCATCTGGTTATTAGATTGGTCGATGAAATGCATGTACGGCTCGCCGGTCTGCATTCGCAAGTCAATGATCTTCTGCCACAGTTCTTTCGCCGACACAGTCTCTTTAACTTCGCGACTATGTGGATCTACAAGGTTCCAAGAGTCATCAGCTTCTGGATCGATCATGCATTTCTCGATGATCGTCATGAACGTATCAGGAATGTTAACTGCGTGATGCAAATTCAGACATCTATAGTTTTGATCGCCAGTTCCCTTTCTCATTTCGAGAAATTGCATAATATCTGGATGATCTATATCCAGATAGACTGCGTAAGAACCTCTACGAGTATTTCCCTGTCTATAGGCTAGTGAAGACGCATCGTACATCTTAAGATGCGGCATGACGCCAGTTGATTTGTCGTCTGCGCTACGAATTCCGAAACCAATCCCAACACCGCCACCCATCATAGACAGCCAGTTAGTCTCGCTCAAATTTTGAACAAGACCTTCAGCCGTATCTTCAATGTAGTTTAAGTAGCACGAAATTGGAAGCCCGCGCTTTGAACGTCCAAAAGATAAGATTGGAGTCGAATAAGACAGCCAATGTTTTGATGCGTAATCATAGAGTCGCTGAGCGTGCTCTGGGTTACTTGAAAATGTCTTTGAGACGAAAGCGAGTCGCTCCTGAGGAGACGATTCGTTCTCCGCCATGTAGGATTCTCTTAAACGCTTAACACCGTACTCATCGAACAAAATATCTCTTTGTGGAGAAAGCTCTATTCCTAAGTATTCCATTCTTCTCCTTGCGTCGACTTGATAATTGATGGAAGCACCGTTTGTAATTCAGCAGCAATCATTTTTGCTAACTCACGATGTTCTTTTTGAGTTCCATTACCAAGTCGAAGCTGAAGATAGTGAATCCAACTTCTCACTGAGCCTTTCATATACATATGGCTCATTGTCAAACCTTCAGGCAAAAATACTCGAGCCTGTTCTTTAGCAATACCGTTTTCAAGCGCCCACCTATAGGCTTCGATTGCGGCAAAACATACTTCTTGCTGACGTTGATTAAACAAAGCTTGCAAGTCATTATCGTCGATTTCAACAGAGTTTTGACGATTCTTCGTGTCTTGAAGACGAGCTTCGCGTTGCGCGAATTCCATCTTTGTCGGGTCTGCATAGCGCTGACTGAACTCTTGGAAGACGAACGAGCGATGGCGTAAAATTTGACGACCGATATCTCTGGTCATCCATAAGTCCATTGTTACATCTACCATCTCGAACGGAGACCAGTGCGCATTGCGCATCAGATAGCCAACTAATTTTTCAGATGTCTCTTTATTGTTCTGATTTCCTGGGTTAGATACGCGGGCAGTATATGATATCAACTCTTCTGGAGTCTCACAACCCTCGATGAACGGGATCGTAAACGAGACGACAGAGACTTTCTGATGTGGAAACGGGTTCATCTTACATACCATCCATATTGTCTAGCTCGAGTCCGAGTTCATTTGCATAAAAATTAATCTCACCTTCGAGCTCTTCAAACTCAAACTTTAATTTTGTCCCAAATCTTAGCGATACTAGGAAACTTATATATGTTTGGTGGATCGCTGTAGTTAAGCATCGATTCCCATCCACCTTCATAATCAACTTTAGCTAAAAGTTCTTTGAACTCTTTTTTAGTGCCCGTCAACGTTTTCTCCATTTTCCAAGTTTTGCTACTAGAGATAGTCCTTGGAATGTGTTTGTATTTATCACTTCCATAACACTATCTCGAGTCATTCCATTTTCAATCATTTCATTTATGTCTTTACCATTAATTGTGTCTGGCCATACAACGATTGGATAACCAAGTTTGGCTGTCCGTTCCATGATTTTGACTACTTCTTTATTCCTCGGCTGATTATCGAAAATAAGAGCCACATCGACATGAGTCAAAACACGCATAACTTTCTTCAAGTCGCTGCCGCCGACTGCTACTGAATTCTTGATGAAGAGCGCATCAAACGCTCCTTCTAATACATATACTCTCTGTCTGAAGTCTACTTCGTCAATGAAATGGACCATGGGTTCTTGTTCGTTAAGCCTAGCAACAACGTATCTCTGCTCTTCTCCACGAATAGCTCTACAGGTAATTCCTGTTAGTAATCCACCACGGCTATAAGCGGGGATGACAATCCTTGGTTCTTTGCCCGTGATGATTCCTTCGTATCGATCGGCGATCCTTGCGATGTCAAAGGAGTGTTCAATGAAGTAGAGGCGATCGAGCGAATCTCTCGGTAAATTTCTCTTTCTGCAGTACTCAACGGCCTCGTGACATTTGGGGAGAGATGATATACGGGGAAGCATTCGATCGAGTAGTCCTGCAGCAGAGAAATCTGGCGGATCAAACTCGTAAGTAGCGGGTTCTGTGTTAAGCTTTCGTTCTCCGTGTTTCTCACGAAAAACCTCCATAGCATACTGTTTATAAAGATCTTCATTAGTTATCTTGAGGAAAGTATTGAAGTGGTGTGCCGCTTGACAGTTGTGACACTTAAACCACAAATCGTTTCCATTAGCATAAAAAAAGCCGCGCGTTTTAGTGCGGCTTTTACGGCTATCGCCGCAGATCGGGCAACGAAAACTCGCAAGATACGGACTTTGCTGCTTAACCTTGTAAAGGTCCAACTGTACAGAAAGCAAATTTGCGTACTTGACGTCTACCCAGATCATTCTTCACCAACCAAGATAGCATTATATCATCTCGATTAGTAAAGTAAACGCCTAATTAAAAAAGTTTGAAAATCTTATCTAATTGAGTAAGCGCAAAGAAACCGCCACCAGCTATACCAATAGCGTACCACTTCCACTTCTCTAGAGAAGAAGTGCGCTCAGCTATTCTCTTTATAGACTCACTATGGCTATGGTGATGATTATCTAGTTTTTCAGTAAGAGCTTCTTTGAGTATTGTAAGCTCTAACTTTGTCTCTTTGCGGCGTTCTTCTGAAAGTTTTAGAATAGACTCATTTGTCTTTTCATTCTGCTCTAGTCTAATTTCGTGAACAGCCATGATCTTACTGATACCGGTGAATACATCTGTAAGCTTGTCAAGAGCTATGTCTAGTCTACTTACTAGAAGATTAACAACCTCGCCATCCTTTTTAAGACTAGAGATCTCTTCTCTAATCTTTAAGAGTTCGTCGTTCATTGAAGTTACTACTTTCTGCTCATCCATGCTGTCATACCCATAAAAGCGCCAACGATAGTCGCCATAGAAACGTAGAACATTCCAGACACATCAGATAATAGTTCAACTTTAGAATCTGGAACCCACGGCGAAAACATAAAGGCTGTAAACACAATGATTGCAATCAAAGCAGTCCATGCCATTTGACGTTGTGCTGATTGCTTTTCGATCATCTCGATTTTATGTGCCGTTTCAAGTTCAACAACGCTAACTAAGCCGTCGTTGTTAGTATCGAGTTCGTTAGTTTCTGACATCCTCGCCGCCTTCGTAGTACTCTTTGTACCTGTTAATCAGGTCCTTTTGTAACAAGATATACCGACGAACTTGGGCGAGATTTAGAGCGAGCAATTCGTAGTTCTCGTCATCAACCCCGATAATAACAAGATCAATGCCCTTCTCTTTCATGACTTTAAAAACTTCAATGAAGTTCTCTTCAGTCACGACCGTCCATTCTACCGGTTTCAAATCAATCGGATCAGGATGGTCTAAATTGAGGGGCTGACGTTCAACAGGACTGCTAAACGTTACGAGCTCCTTCACGCTTGAGCATGCTGGAAGACTAATAGTCAATAAAACTAGGATTGACCAAGCCAGTACATTCTGGATTGATCTCAGACTTCTTAGTCGCATTGCGCTCAGCCTCAGTTAGAGGCGCTCCCATACTTACTTCAAGACATCTTAAAACATTAATACTTGCTCTATTTATAATTCTTTCGATTAGAGCTGGCCTCTCTTTAGCAAGAGCGCCAAGATCACGCTTCTCTCCAGATGCATTGATCTTATTGAACTTCTTTTCGAGGGCTGTAACTTCTTCTTTGAGCTTCTTATTCACTATCTCATGCTGAGCTACAGCTGCTCGAATAGATGCAAAGTCTATCTTTTGCTGTTCTAATGCTGTCTTTTGATTATCGACTACTATCTCAAGCTTTTGGTTGTTCAACTTCAAAGCAGAATTGTCACCGCGTAGCTTAAGAACATAAGTTCCTGCCCCAGCTATACTAGCAATCATGATAACTACAACTGCGATCTTTACATATGAAAAGATGCCGAACATTAGGGGACTAAACTTACTATGTACTTAGTACCAGAAATAGTCTTAGAAGCAGTCAAACACCCGTTTCTATTCTTTCCATCAGCGCGATAAGAAACATGCACCCATCCAGAAGATGGTTTACCTTGTGTATAAAATTCAAGAATAAGCTGATCGAATTCTAGATTATCTCTGATCCAACAAGCTAATTCATAATTTGAAGCTGAAGAAACTTCAATATCAGCCGCTTGTCCTAGAGTATGCTGAGAAGTACTAGCACCGCCAATAAGTTTGTTCAATTCGATTGACCGATATCCAGACCTAATGAACGTAGCTCCAAATTTATCTCTTACTGGTTGGAGAATATTTTCAGCTAAATTTACAGCGTTATCAAAAATGTTGTGATCGCGAATTGAGTTGTCTAAACTCTTACGTTCAGCGGTATCAGACTTTATGAATTCTTCGACTGTAAAATTAGGAGATAGCCGCACGAGCGAGAAACTCCTTTCGCTTCTTAATGGAAGTTCTAGCTGCTCTTTTAAGATAAGCTGTTCCGCTGATGTAACGGCCAACGGTTTTAGGCCGGCCGGGACTACGCTTTTGCTTAGCCCAATGAACGCCATCATCTCCTGTACCAGCAACGGCAGCTCCAGTTGCATTCGCGATCTCCTCTTTGATCAGGTCTTGAAAAGTCATTTTGCTTTCTTGCATGTATATGATCTGATCATTAAGAATGTACTCTAACTGTTCTTCACTGAGCTCTGAAAGCTCTTCAGTATTTTCACGAAGAAGCAATAGAGCAGCAGCATATGTACTGATTTTTCCACCAGCGCCAACTCTTTGTAGTATTCTTTTAAGATTGAAAATGAGTCGATCAAAATACGTTAGCGCGTTTTTCTCTTCTCTAGATGACGCTTTCTTTAAGCGCTTGCCATTAGCATCGATAAGACCAGCTTCAAATGCTTTTGTTTTATCGAACGGAGTTGCAAGGCGACGAATGAATTCGTATACAAGATAAAGATCAATAGCCTTACCCATTAAATTCTCGCTAATGTTGAAGCTACAAAAACGTCAGCAATAACGCTCTCGCTAACAATGTCTCTACTACTTACTCCGCGAACAATCTTTGGCCAGTAGCTCATATATTCTAAAAAAGATTTCAATATTGCTATATAATCATGGAGCTTGAAACACAGCATCTTCGTCATCGACTCTGCTTGGAATACATTATAGAGAACTATCAAATGATTTAAGATGAGCCGTTCTTTAAGCTCTCCAGAATCTTTGTACTTCTTAAAGAGACGTTTGATATACTTTATTCGTTTAAGATCATCTTCAAACTCATCTACAGAAGTACAGTTTGGATTATCGTAAGAACGAACAGCAAACAACATAAACGTGGAATCATCAACAGAATCAAAAAGCATAAATTACTAACTAAATACGCTGAGCGCTACCCTTTTAATTACGGTATTAGACGTGGCTACGTAGAGATAATTTGCATCCCAGAAGATTGATCCCTGAAGACCACCGCCGCTGAGTACTGTTGTTGCATTGTTAGACGAGACTGTAGTAGCCGAACTTAATGTTACAACTCCAGCACTGATCTTAGGACCAGTTGCTCCAGTGAAGTTAGCATTCGAGCTAAAGACCGTATTAGATCCAGAGAAAGTTGCATTAGCTGAAGCAGTTAGTAAACCAGCAATCGCGGTATTCGATGGAACATTGCCGAAAAGAGTCTTAACTGTAATACTCTTACTTGCTGGCGTTCCGTTTGGATCATCGATAATAAGAAGTAGATCAGCGCTTGCTGGTGCAGCAAGCGCTGAAAGACCTGAAACTTTTTGATCAGCCATAGTCTACTCCTTAGACTTGGCCAGCTGGACGTGCTACCTGGAAGTTCGTGACTAGCGCGCCTGCACCATTAAGCATGTTGTTAGATACTGCACCAGTAATAGTTAGGTTAGCCGTATGCGTAATGCCCTTATCAGGATTGTACAACGGATTACCGGTTACTGAAATAGCCTGTGCATTAACATGGTAAGTTGCAGCTACTGAACCAGCACCACCTTGAAGGGCGGGCATCTTAAATACTAATGTGTTGTTAGCATTTATGATACGAGACTGAGCAGCAGTGTTAGCGAAGTATGCTAGTCCATGGTTACCACCGACAGTGTTTGCAATACTGATCGAACAAAGGTTGCCTGAAGCCTTAAAATGAAGTGGTGTATTGAATACAACATAAAGGTTTGCAGATACGTTTGCGGAAATGTAACCGTTTGCGTTCAGCTTTACATAGACCTGACTGATATCTGAATCACCAAGATAGTTGTTAGAAGCATAGTCCATACCCTGAACTCCAGGGTTGGCTGCTACTAGAACTTCATCGATTGTACGGGTTGTACCGTGCATATCTGTTTTAATCTGTCTGCGAACCCAACCCTTGTTGGTAGCTACGACATTGCGCTTTGAAGCTAGATAATCTGCCTGCGCATAAGGCTGGTAACCCGCGACCTGAGCTGCTGCGTTGTTAGCACCGTTAACAGTCTGAGTTGACTCTCTATTGAAACCCCAAGTGGACATTTGTTTTGCGTTCCTTTCGCTTTTCGTTTTTGTCTTTAACTACTCGGCATAATCAAATTGACGATCTATTTATAAGCCGAAGACGCTAATCAGAGTCGCTAAGACGCTTCAAATCACGCTTACGATCTTGAATAGCCATCTTCTTTGACTCTTGACTATTTTGCGAGATGTTTTCCATTTCATCAGCAACATCTTCAAGGCGACGATAAACTTCTTTGAAGTCACAGTAGCTGTAGTCTTTCTCAACCTTTTTCAAATGGTTGACAATCTCTTGAGCCTGATCTACAGCCCTGCCGTGATACTCGCTCTTCTGTTCTTCGTGGCCTTCGCTAATAACTCTAGTCTCTTGAACTTGCGCCGGCGTTTGCTGAGCAGATGCTTGCTGACGAACAGCAGCATCAAGTTGACGAGCTGCGGCCATATGACGCATATTCGCCTGAGCGACCTCAGTGAATGAAGTTGAACGAAGCTTTGCTCTCTTTAGCATATCAACGTTTGCTCTAAGTTGGTCGATGTTAGTCATTGGTTTTCTCCTTACCCAATCTTACTAAGAGCTTTAAGAGCTCCGATTCTTCTTTGAACGGCTTTATGAGCGTTTTTCTCAGAATTACCACCGTATGCTCCTGCAGCATCGTGCTTTTCAGCAGATGATTTAGCTTTGTTAGCGTAGCTGCTTAAAGTCTTGTCGCTAAGTTCAGCAACAACTTCTTCTTTCGCTAATTTATCAGCAGCATTTTTAATCCCGCCAATTCTTTTGAACGCTTTGTTAAGACTCTTACCGCGCTTTTCGAAATTTGAACCTGAGTCGTTCGCATGAACTGAAATCTCTTCAAGTGGTCCGATCTCTTCAATAAGCTCATCTTTAGTCATGTCAAGCTCAAAACCTTCGTTACGAGCCATCTTAGTAGCAGTAGCATGCATGACGTTTTCTGCATCTTTACCATAGCGCTTGTGGA